ACTTTGGATACTGTCTTCCTAGCATCAGCAGGAGTCGCATACTTAATAGACACTGTATCTTTTGGATTCTCATCCGTATACAGCCTTCTGCCACTGCCCTTGGGCTTTTTACCTGTTCCTTTTTTGGGGTCTCTTTTTCTTTTCATTCTTTCCTGCTTTTTGTAATGCAATAGCAACAGCTTGCTTCTGAGGTTTACCCTCATCCACAAGCTTTGATATATTATCGCTTATTACTTTTCTTGACCTTCCTTTTTTTAGAGGCATACTTTTTTTTACTCGCAGGTGCGCGACTAGTGGTTATTCTAAAATTAGCTCTTGTCATTACCATTTTACTTTATCCGCCCACCATGCCGCTGACATTTTACCTTTCTTAATATTTTTAGCGTGTCTAGCCTTAAAAGATTTTCTCTTAGCTTTCATACGAGCAGACTCACCCTTTTTAGGTTTACCTGCTGTACCCTTGAGCGTACCTACTTTCTTTCCTTGCTGACCAAAGCGAATCGTTTTTATCTTGTCACCTTCTTTAGCAACAACGATATGCGATTTAGTAGGATGATTGGGAGTTCTTTTAGGCTTGTTATAACCGCTAACTCCTGCTCGCTTTAGCCGAGAATCTTTAGCGGCTCTAGACATAATAAATATTTACCAGTTAATAATTAATACTAACTGCCGCCAAACATTCTTTTAACATAATCTTGGAAGTTTTCTACTTTACCTCCATCCATCATGCCACGCATTTCAAACTTTTTCTTTCCAACTCCAGTCTTCATGCCGCCCATCATTTTTTTGGTTTTGGTCTTCATGCCTCCTCTCATCTTTTTAGTTTTGGTCTTCGTTCCTGCTTTCATTCCTAGAGGTCCACCTCCTGAAGGCATAGCAGGGGCTATTCCAGAATTTTTCTTCTTCATTGGCTTTTTAGGTTTTGCCTGCATTGGTTTTCCCGCAGTAGGAACCATTGGCCGCTTCCTGCCGCTTTCTCCTGCTCGAGATGAACCGCTAGCAGTTTTCATTCCGGCCATTTTTTTAACCATAGTTTTTTTACCGCCTGCTTTCTTAACCATAGTTTTCTTGCCACCGGTCTTTTTGACCATAGTTTTTTTACCACCAGTCTTTTTGACCATGGTCTTTTTACCGCCTCTTTTTCTAACTTTATCCTTCATTTTGCCTGCCATTTTTCTTTCCTCTCTATTACAAGTGAATTAAAATTTTCTTCAGTGTAGTTTTGATAGTATCCTTTTCTTGCAATACTATCGGATGATTTAACTAAGTAACTTAACCTTTGAACAAATATTTGATAATAGTTGTCTTCAGTTATAGCTTCAAAGTGATCTTGATTTACCGCATGAGGTATATCATCCGCTTCTGGATGCGTTCCCATAATCCATAGATCATTAGGAACTGCTACGTTTGATAATATATCTAGTCTATCTTCGAACTCATCTGCTGATATATCATCGTAGTCAGTGCCACAATAAACAATAACATCGTATGTATCATCAAAGTTTTTTATTAGATCAACTAAATCTTCCCAGAGTCCTCCCTCTCCTAATACGACCTGCACCCTTCCACTATTCCATGATTGTTTAGCAAAAGGGCAAGCAGGCATATTATTAAAGTCTTTATTAGGACTTTCTAGAACTTCCTCACTCCATTGACGTATTTCTTTTTGCAATAGAGATTTTGTTAGCATTACTTCTTGACTGTTTTTTTCTTCGCAGTCGTTTTCTTTTTTGCGGTAGCTTTCTTTTTAGCAGGTGCTTTACCTGCTACATAAGCCTCATTAATATCGGGTGTAGAGGGATCGTCTGCAATATAGTGTCCTTTATTGTTCCTCGCTCTGGCATCTGAACCTTCGAGTTCTGCTTTCTTTCTTACAGCATCTTCGATATCTGGATCAGGACCAAAGACAGGGACATATACCCCATCCTCTCTCTCTAACATCACCATATACTGTGGCGGAAAATTACCGTTTTCAGCAATTATATAAGCCATAATTAACTCCCTTAATCAGAATAAACTTTTACCATCTCTAATACGATGGAGTAAGTGTCTCCTGAACTGTGTCCTTTCGTGGTAAAAAGTACATCTCCTGTCTTACCACTCCCTGCATTATTAGGAATACCACCAAATTCTTTGAACTCCATGTGACCGTTACTACTTTCTGCTAACTCCATAAGTAGAACATTCGTAGTGGCATCAAAGAAAAGTTGAACAGACATACCTACAATAGCGTGGCTTACTCGCATTATTCTTACTTCAGAACAAGCTTTCCCATCACTATTAGATGATAAAGCAGATACATCTACTTTGGCTACGGCAGATTCTCCAGTACCATCGCTTACGTTGGTAAACTTCATAATGCAATTTCTTTCACCATCAATGATGGTTTGTGTGGTTACTGTATCAGCCATAACTTACTCCTATTAAGAGTCTGAGAATGCAGGCGCATCTGCACCTTCTTGGTTGCCCCAGATATACCAGTTAGTGCTGTCTTTAGCTAATATATTAATTTCAAAAAGACCAAAGTCAGTTAGAGTTAATATAGAGTTAGAATCACCATCTGAGTATACCGACACATTATCAGCATTTGAATCTAAGTGAATAATCCCACCAATAAAGAAATTAGTATTAGAACCTGTACTAATAATTAGATTCTCTGTCTCTTCTGCGGCTCCACCATAGATTAACTTAAAGTAAACACCCGCTGAAGGTGATGGCAAAGTTAATGTTAGATTCGCTGACAAAGCAGGAACGACAGAAACTCTACCGCCATGTGTGGTAGCTGTTAAAGAAATAGCTGTGGTATCAGATAATGCAACAGGCGTTACTTGCATTCCGTTAGTATCTAACGTGAACTCAGTAGTGATAGCACCTGTTGTTGAATTTTTTGAAATGACCGTAAAACCATTCTCTGATCTGACGGGTCCGTTAAAAGTTGTGTTAGCCATTATTCCCTCCTCGGAAATATAAATCTATCATCTTGGCAAAGTCTGCTAGGTCAGTTGATAGATACGTTTACCCTAGATGCACAAAAAGGGGAGCGATGCTCCCCTATCTGTTTTAGCTTGAACCGGGTGATCCGAAGATACCTAGTGGGTCTGATACTCCGAAAGAATATCTCTCTCGAGCCTTGTACCGCACGTTTCCGGTTGAAAAGTCTCCATCCATGTTTGTTGTCATAGCACTTCTGACAAAATGCTTCATGCCGTCAGGAACATCAGTTGTAATGAAGAAAGCGTTAGTGTCAGTTAAATAATGATTAACTGCGTAGCCTTCTGGGATTACACCGTTGCTTCTTACCGCGTTGATGTCATTGTCAGCAGTTCCTACTCTGTACTCACTCTCTAAGAGTCTAGTAGCAACAAACTGTAGATCAGTTGGGACAATTAGCTTTCTTGGTCTAGCCGCGATCTTAAGACCTCTCTCATCTGTCCACTTGCTGATTTGAATTACCGCATCTTCTAAAGATGTTTCGTTCAAGTCTGCACCTGTAACAGGTCTGTTAGAGTTCTTTCCGCCACTTACCAATGGGTGTCCATCACCACCAGTTACACCATCACCACTTGCAGTGAATAGGTTAACCCCATCACCAGACTGGAATGAATTTGTGAAACCGTTGTTTAATGGGAAAGCCGCTTTGACTTGCTTAGTGTAAGCCATTGCTCTTGCTAGAGCCTTGGTATACCTAGCTGAAAGACTTACATACAAGTTGTCTTCCATTGCTTCCTCAGTGATTGAGAAGCCCAAAGCGATTGTCTCGTGTGTGTAACGAGCCACAAAAGACTCTTGCGCTACATCATAAGATATTGCCGCGCCTTCATCTTTTACTGGAGCCGCACCAAATCCAGAAAGCTTCAACTCTTCTTCGAATGATCGCTCTGAGTTTTCGCTTACATAAATTTGCTCGTGCTCGTTCTCGTAGTTGTTGTACTCATCTCCAAACAAAGCGTTTAAGCCGGGTAGGAGTTGCTTTAATTCATTAGCTCTTGAAATAGCCGCCATAATATACTCCTATTAGCCGATGCCAGTTGTGTTAAGTAATTGATGTCCTACGTTGAACATCACCAATACGTCTGTGAAACTGTCACCAATAGCACTATCTGGACCATCGACAAAGTCAATAATCTTCAGTGGTAAAGTGTTAGTAGTGTTTGCAGTGCTTCCGTCAACCGCATTCTTGCTTATGCCGAATACAGTCGATCCCGCAGTTTGCACTACTCCAACATTCTTTCCTAGATCGTCTTGAGTCAAAGACTCATCTGATTGCATTTTCATTACTAGGAATGGATCAGACGCTACGTATGCCACAATATCATCTGCCGCTGTTGAAGCGGGGTATTGTGGGCTTTGTGTAAATTGACCTGTAGTAGGATCAGTATATGAACAACCTAAAAATACTCCGATAGGTGTCATTGATGTAGTACCTGTGTCTTTCTGAATAGTAGTGTTTGGATTATCATCCGCCCACTTTACAAAGTCACCATAAAATATAGCAGTCCCGAAGTTATTCTTTATCTTATAGTGTGTAACTTTTGCATTGTAAGCACAGGAAACTAATGATCCGACAGGATTCGCTCCGCTAGGAGCCGCTGTTGAAGCCATAATATTTTCCTCAAAATAGAGTTACAAATCTATCAAGATTAGGAATCTCTACCAAAGGTTGTTTTGGACTTTCTTTCAAAGACTTGTTTGGTAGCCATTCTGGAATCTTGATCCTTAAAGTATACGTTGTCTACAGAATCCATCTGAGTTCTAGCCATGCGTTGGAAATGTTGATCCCTAGCATCTGCTTTCTCTTTTGGCATCTTGCATAACAACTGTCCACCAATTTCGATATGTCCTTTCTCCGCCCATTCAGACTTATAGTCCATCATATGAATATGTAATTCTGGATGGTCTTCTGCCCTACAAGGTATCCAACCCTCTCTGAATTTTTTTGATACATTTGGATTGTCAGTATTACCTAAAATACTTGTCCTTATATATCTAAAAACCCATCCCGGTTGTGGATCAGGACTTGGTAAATTTGATGGATTTTCCCAACTCTCAACTCGTTGGGTAACCTCTCGGCTTTCAGAACCCCTCGGGGTACGCACAGGTGCGGAAGGGTCTTGGACCTCTTCCAATAATTTATCTAGTTCTTCAGTCATACTGAGTCCTTTAATAATTGTCTTGCGTATTGCTCAGGACTTATTCCAAGTTGTCGTGCTAGTTTGACTTGGGTCTGAGTCAATCGTACATTGCGAGGATTTTTATTACTCCCACTATTCCTCGATGCGGGAGCGACAACATTCGCAGGCTGTCGCTTTTCTTCTACAGGTATCTCTGGTGTCGTTTCAACACTTGCTTGAGGTACTCCGAAAAAATTTGGGTACTGACTTCTCATCCCTGCATCTATTTCTGCGTAATACTTTTGCGCTTGAGTTGCAGGGTCTATTCCACTTGCTTGTAACTTTTGATCTAGAAACATAGCAAATGAAGTCATCTCTTTGTGCGCGGGGTCTTGGCTCATAAACCAAGGATTCTTTTGCGCCCACGCTTGCATTTCTGGGTCTGGTGTAGGTTGCTGAACAGGCTGTTGTGGCATCTTAGCCATAATAGATTGTTGCATTGCCGCGGCATAATTTGGAGCCTGTTGCTCTGCTAGAGTTGCTTTAGTTAACTCTGCCTGAGCTTGCGACATTGCTTCAGCATCACCTTCATCATAAGCTTTTTTATATTTTGCTTGCGCGGTTAATTTAGCAAACTGTGCATTGTTTTTAGCTTGCTGATTAACTACTTTACCGCCTTCAGCCACAATTTGTTGTAGCCTTTGATTATCATGCATTAGAGTTTTAAGTTGCTTGATTGCTTCTTCTTTTTCTTTTAGTGCAGACTCTTTTGCCCTGCGCTCTTCATGATATTCATACTTAATTTGATTAATTCTTTTGCCTGCTCTCTCGCTATAGTTTTCTATTTCTTTATCTAGCGTATCCTCATCGGCAGGTTTTTCTGCGGATTGTTTTGGTTCAGGCTCTGCATTAACGACAGTCTCCTCAACCACCTCAACTTTTAAATCACTGTCATCTGGCTTTTGTATTTCAGTCTTAACTCCAAAGAATTTATCTTCCATACTTTGTGGCTCTAACTTGCCATCATCATTTGGGATAAATTCTGTCTGAATAGATTCTTCTGCTGATTGATCACTCATGCTCTTACTACTCCTGTTGGGTCCTCAACGACTGCTTCCACAGTGTCGTCATTAATTAGACGAAACTCTTTCCCATACATTTTCATACGAGTGCCAGAATAAGCCCTGAACACAACCCAGTCACCTTCTTTACACCAAGGTCCTGTCGGGAATCTATTTTTATCTGAGTATGCATCAGGTCCTAGCTTTAACACATATCCGCAGATATTGCTGACCTCTTCATCTCTCATGGTAGATGTTGCTTTAAGAATTCCACCTTTGGTAGATTCCTCTACCTCTGGCATAGCAACTAATAGTTTCCAACCTTTAGGGTCGGGCAGTTGACTTTTAACTTCTTTGCCGACTTCTGGTTTATCGACAGCTTCTACTTCTATTTTTTGTTCACTCATAATTTGCACAACTTAAGGAGTTGAGTTCCTATTCTCTCGTGTGTTGATCTATCCAATCTAACATCTCACGCTCTGCAAGGGCTAAGCCCTCGATTACACCGCATATCCTTTTATACTCTGCGAAGTCTTTTACACTCCCCGTTGCTAAATGATCTGCGTGTTCGTTCATCAAAGTACGGACTCTGACTTTTAACCACTCAGAAAGTGATTGCTCTTTTATATCGTTTAACATACTAAGTGCTATCTTTAATTATATCCTTAGCGATGTCAAGTCCTGTCTTGAAGTCTTCTACTGCTTGCTTACTGCTAGCTCTATCATCTTCTTGCAAATCGCTAGCAATCTGCGCCTGTAATTTTGTTTCTTCTAGTTGCGCTTCGATAGCTAACTTCTGTCTTTCAAGCTCTAGCCTTTGCGCCTCTAATTGTTGGGAAGCCATTTGCTTCTGACCTGCCAACTGGAATCTTGCTTGATCACCCATAGACTTGCGTTGTATATCTAACTCTTTAGCCGCAATCTCTCTTTCTTTCATTTGTATCAATGGGTCTTGCTGTTGTTCTGCAATTCTATTTTGTTCTGCTTCTTGCATTGCTCTTTGTGTTACTCTTTGTGCCGCCTCTGCAACAAGCTCTGATATTCTCTTCTCTACATCAGCAGGTATAGGCTCACCGAGTGGCGGTAATGCTACACCCATTTCTTTCTCTACCTGATCTCTAAACTTCATTGTTAAATGATCATTCACATATGAAGATGCTGACGCTAATATTGCTCCTGCATTAGGAGACTGTCCAAGGATTGCTTGTATCTCTGGATTATCTTGAGCCGCGGCAACTGTCCCGATATGTGCGTCATGATCTTGGAACTCATAAGCTTTGACGGGTCTATTATTAATTAAGTTCTGTACCGCACTCACTGGATCAACAGGTGGTATGTCATCTTCAGCAGGTATGACATCATCCACATCTTGTATGCCTAACACTTCTAGCATTTGCCTATGCAATTCTTTTAAGTCATACATTTCTGGAGCAGACTGAGCTAACTGCATAGCCGCTTGATACTGCATAATTCTTTGTGCCATCGTAGCCGCATTAGGATCAGAGACTGGTAGCACATCAATTCGCTTGTCAAAATCTGTAGCTTTGATTTGTTCTTCTTCGTCTGTCTCGTAAGGATAGCTAGGATTACCGAAATCATTGATTACAGTAACTAAGATATCAAATTCTTTTTTCATCGATGCGTGTAGTCTTGCTTGCACTGCACTCATCACTTTCATGTTTCTTTCTAGTAAAGCCAATGTAGTTCCGACTGGTGCTTGCGAGTTCATGTCGCTGACTTTCATGTCGGAGATACTAGCGAATCGCCTTCCTTCCTGAACTATATTTTGCAACAGTTGATACAAAGTGGGAGAAGGTTCTTTGTAGGGAAGAAAAGTTATGTTGTCTCGTATAGCACCACCCGGAACGTCAACATCTCTAAACTCACCGGGCATTATAGGAGTATCATCTCCTTTTATCCTAAGCCCTCTAGCCTTTAGTCCACCCGGTAGATTAGATAGCGTTCCTGCGTCCACAAGCTGTCTTAGAAGGCTTGTAGCGGATTTAGCTAACCCACCTATCATGTGGATTAAACCAAAGCCATAGAAGCCTAAACCGGGCAAATATTGATAGTGAACAAAATGCGATCTTCTTTTCTTTTGATCATCATCTTCGTAATAGTTTCTTCTTATCGAAAGAATAGTGCCAGTAGGGTATTCCAGTGTTACCACATAAGGTAACTGTATTCCTGTAGGCTGTCCATCTTTCATGTCTTCAAAGCCGGGAAGGTCAAGATTAACTTGCATCTCTAGTAGAACATGCCTTTGATCATAGGCATCCATTGCATGTTCGCCTGTTAATTCATTGTACTTCTCAGTAATATCAGAATAGTTACTGGGTGAATCCGGTATCTCTATATCTCTATAGAATCCACTAACCTGCATCTTTCTAATATCATTCGATGACTTTCTCATCACATGCGTTGCTCTCTCGCAAGTCTCTAGATCACTTGCCCCATAGTTAACAACAACATCTTCTGAGGGAATAAATATTCCGCTAGGTCGATCTAAGTTTGGATCGTAATATACTTTTCTAAAGGCAGAACCTGCTAACGGTAGAGAAAACAAAAGCTTTTCTGTTTCAGTACGATACTCTGACATCTCATGAGTGAGAAGATAATTCATATAGTCTTCTACTCTTTGCGCCTGCTTTGTCTTATCTTCTGTCATCTTTCCAACTATCTTGGTCTTTACTGGACCACTAGCCGGAAATATCTCTGCTATCGCTTGTGATTGGAATCTAATAACTGCTTCACTCAGCATAGGATGGAACACACCACAAGCCCCATTCCAAGGCTGTGTGCGTTCCTCTATCTTCAATCCTAGCTGATCTAGACCTTTGGTATAGGTATCCTCCCAATCTTTGCGAGAGTCCTTGTCCATCGTATAAGCATTAACTAACTCAGAGCCTATACGCTCTAATTCGTTTTCGTCAATAAATTCTACTAGATTACTATTAAAACCTGCATCAGGAGAATCTGCTTTGGGATCAAAATCAATAATCATACCTCCATCTTCAGTTTCAATAGCAACTGAATCAGGATTCTCAATCATGATATTTAATTGTTCTTCTTGAGGTTCTTGTTCTATTACTCCTTCTACTGGCGTAGCAGGGGTTCTTTCAATAGCCAATTAACTCTCCTAATAATAATTTGCGATTCGAGTGTTATCTATCTCTTCGTCTTCTTCATCAGAATACAATGGTACAAATCCACCCTGCCTAAACCTTAACAGTGCTTGCGTACTGCTATCCACTAAGTCGTCATGCTCTGCATTAGGGAAAGACGCAAACTCTTCTATCACTTCTTCCGCCCATCGCGTTGCCGGAGCCCAAACAATGCCAGAAGAAAATAAATCGGCTACTGCATTCACCCTAGCTATCTTGTCGTTACCTCGACTAGGCGTATATTCTTGTACAGGTATTCCCATTTGTCTTAATTCAAAGATTAAAGGCATACCTGCCGCTTTTGCTTCCACGATAAATGCGTCTGGCTTATAGGATTGATAGCATTCCATTGCTCTCTGCTTTAATTCTGGGAACTCAAGCCTAGCTTTGTGTGCATCAAGTAGAATTATCTGTGGAACTACCTTACCACTGTGCTCATCTTCCCGATAAAACACGCCCCATGTGGTACAAGCCGAGTAATCTGCTCTTTGAGACTTAAGAAACGCGGTATCCCACGACTGAATCACAAATTCACAGTCAGGTGGCTCCCGATATTCCCATTCATTCCACCATTCACGCTTAACTATCGCCCCTTCTTCCGCAGTTGGGTCCTGTTGGTACTGAGCCATCCACTTTGACGCGGGTAATTCTGCGCGGAGCGCCTCTAATTCCTCTAATTTCCAGAACTGCGCCCATAATGGGGAGCCAGATGGCATAATTGCAGGAAGTTCTATGACTTCCCACTCATCTGCACCGCCTCTTTTCACACTTGCGTCTATTAATTGACCCGTCAAATCTCTTTGATGCCATCGAGTCATGACTACTACGATAGAACCGCCCGGTTGTAGACGCTGTCGCGGTCCAGAGGTGTACCATTCGTAGGTTTTGTTAAAAACATTAACGTCAGAACTCGCGCCTTCCTGTTCTGAGTGCGGATCATCGATGATTAATAGGTCTGCACCCTTACCAGTTACCGCACCGCCTACACCAATCGCAAAATATTCACCGCCTTTGTTCGTATTCCAACGACCTGCGGCTTTACTATCCGCTTGTAAGCTAACATCTGTGAATATTTCTTTGTAATCTTTGCTATTTACTAGGTTTCTAACCTTCCTGCCAAAGCCAACAGCCAACTCAGCGGTGTGAGCAGTCTGTATAATCTTCTTATTGGGGTATTTTCCTAGAAACCATGCAGGTAAAAGATAAGATGCGAACTCAGACTTGGTATGTCGAGGGGGCATATTAATAATTAAACGCTTTAACTCCCCACTTGCGACCCGTTCAAACGCCTCAGCCATAATTTCATGGTGCTTTCCATGAATAAAAGCTACCCACATAGACTGAACAAACGATAAAAACTTGTCTTCACAAGCCTCGCGTAGCTTGGCATCCTCAAGTTCTTCTAACAGCGACAATAACTCTCGCTTATCCTCTACACTTAGATGCTGTATCTTGTCTAAAACACTAGTAACCATATATGTAGTTCATACCTGTCTTGTATAAACCTTCTAAAAAAAAGAATATGTAGTTCCTATAGTAGGTACCTACTAATATCTAGTAACTACCTAACTGGCACTCAAGGTATATCTAACTACAGATTATACAATATTAGCCCTCTTCACATAAAAGTCAACAAAAAATTTAGGGGGGGTAGGGTCCCTTGAGCAAAATCCTAGAAATAGGGGGTTGGGGCATACTAAAAAAGTGCTAGCAAAATGCAATTAAAGGGGTAGAGGCATGAAAACTAGTGATTGTTTGTGTGAATTACTATGTATATGTTGTCAGTCAGTCGACTGCTGTCAAGGGGGGTAGGGGGGTCAAAAATAAAAGATTCAAAAAAGAATTCTTTTTACTCTTTATCTTTTAATAACTCTACTAATCTACTTTCTATTTCACTCTCTATTAGATCACTCGACCTACTCTCTTTTGTTTCTACTACATCACTAAACAGAGATACAGATTTCCCAAGTAGCTCTAAAGCACGAACGCGACTGGCATCACTGTCTGACTCTTTAGACTCTTTATATAGCTGTTCTATGACATATGATCTTGTCCTGTGGGCTGAAGCTACTAAACTGTCCTCCTTACGCTGTAGCCCATTAGATATTGATAGGCTAATCTTAGGGTGCGACATAAGCTTACTGCAATCAACGTAAGCGTGTTTAGGTATGCCGCCTGTCTTGGTACGAGCTACATCATATACACTCATATAAACCTCTATATGACTTCCCAACTTACCTTTGACAATGCCCTCGACAAATGCCCTTTGCTTGGGAGTTAGATCGATGGGTTTCTTTACTACCTTTAACTGTGGCTTTGATTTCTCTGTCATGGATAAATATTAACCGATCAACAGTCATTCTCTGATCATACTTATATACCTACTTATATGCTTGCTTATATGCTAAATATCATTATACTTATAAGTATGGACAGGGCGCGAGGTGCGCCACCCATACAAACCTTAACAAAAACAGACACTTGGAGGTGTTACATGACAAGCAACATAAACAAAGAACGGATAGCCGTTCGCAAGTTCGACAAGGTAAACCTAGATTTCTGGAATGGTATCCAGAGAGGTAAGAGAACTAAAGATAAAGGTAGACCGAAGCAATG